TCGGAAACCCCCATATATAAGAAATCTTCATTGTTTGTCGTATAACGAGTCAGGGCAGTAATATCGTCATAACACTCTCTCCAACGCCAATAGCCTAGCTCACTATCAAATATACATAAACAATTATTATAAGAAATTCCATTAGCGTCAGTGTCGCCAAGATATAGATAATATTCCCTACCCACTACAGTGGCTCTCCACACACTTGGAGATGAGTTAAGTAGTAATTCCTTAATATCATTGGCAATAGGCGTAGGACGACCACCTGTGGACGCCCAAACATTATCTTTATTAGCCCAGATGAGATAACTACCAAGATTAGCGATTGTTCTGCCATTAACGCACCCTATTTCCCAAGCTTTAGTTTTAGTGTCCTGATCGTATAAATATGTGCTAAATTCAGTAAAAATTGCCAATTTATCCCAATTACTTCCTAGTCCAGTAATTGACTCTGAATAGTCTACGTCAATAAAGTCAGTGGCAACCGTCCAAGTGATGGCGCCTGCCGTAGGAACACTAGAAAAATAAACGCGATATGGATAGGCAGTAGCCCCAGTGTAACAATTCCCGACATATAAACGATCTCTAAAGCGTTGGACAAACTTCGCTTGAGGCATTGATGTCACATTAGTAGATGTACTAAACGTGGTTCCAGTTAAACTAGCTACCGGAAGAAAGACATTATCCGTCGAATCGTAACCGACGATGAAACAGTATCCAATAAAATCTTCCATATACACTTGACAATCTTCATATGCGTCATATGTAGCACCGACATTAATATCCGTCCAAGTGCCTGAATTATTATATTTTAATAAAAGATTAGTACCCCCAGCATTATTAATGGTGGCTAAGATTTTTTGCGTAGTTGACGATTGTCTAAAATTATGTAATCCGGTGATAGATTTGCTTGCCACTAAAGTATCTCCGACTTTAGAGTACCCAAGATCTTTTATAATCGAACCCTTTTTCCAGCCTAAATTTACCCCATTACATATAGATAACTGATTATCCGCCATTAAAAATGGTGATAATTCGGTTGATGGTGGTGTTAGAAAATTATTGAGATGTACGCTTTGTGGTTGCATACTAGTCGTCATTAGTTAATTTAGAGCTATGTCCACTATCAAAGAAATTATAATAAGTAGTATTTTCCATAACTGGCATCTTATATATCGATAACTCACCTTCTAATGCCTTATTAAATTCTGTTAAAAATAGAATACTATTATCCATATTTCTTTTCCGCTTCTCTATTTGCGCGGCAATAAAGCTAGGAAAAATATCAGTAAATGGTACTTCCGTGGTAGAAGCAAAATCGGTAAAGCGAGTTAATTTTTTAAGATATTCCATTGTAATGGAATAACCATTATAATCAGAATCAACAGGCACATTGAAAACAATATTATTATCAATGGTAATCGTATATTTAGTGGGCAAACCGGGATTAATGTTATACCATACTACGCTAGTTACTGGTAAAATAGCAGTAATAGCACTGGCGGAAATACCTGACAATGTGTTAGTGGTGGTGTTATTGGCTGAATATGTGATGCTTAACCCATTAACATAAACCGTGCCGACATCAGGTAATTCTGTAGTATTAGTTAAGACTAGTGAAGTATCACCAATAGCAGCCTGGGTAGCAACGGTAGTCCGCACAACTTCTTTATATTCATTATCCATTTCATCGTCATCAATATAATCTAGCGGTTTACCAGAAAATTTAACGCTTTTAAGACCTTGCGATATTCCTGGGTATTTTAATTCATATGTGAGAGACGAGAGGGAATACGTATTTTTATATTGCGTAGCAGTTATTGAAGTATCATTTTTTACTAATTCAAACTTCCAGTCGTAATCTATAATCGCATCTTGAGCATCATTAGCATCATCGAGTAGCATTTCTTCAGTACTAAATTGCCCGCCAATTTCTACCGAAGCCTCACGACAAGCCTTTTTCACAATATCTCCAACAGTGGTGCTCCCAAGACCAGTATAATTAACTCCCGTAGAATAAGAAGAATAAGTAGTGAGCGTACTATTATACCATCTGGCAAAAGCAAAGCCTGTGGTATTAGTCAAATCTTTATAGTAACTTTCCAGACAATCGGCATTAATAGCTTGTACTGACCCTAGCACCGTCTTAGTGCCAGTCAGAGTGGTAGCGCGCGAAAACTCCACCTGATTATAATCCAATAGAGTGACAGGAGAATCGGAATAATGATCTTTTGTTGTGTTAGTAGCCAAAGTAATAGTAGAACCAGTGGGAGCAGTAGAAGCATGTAACTTAATAATTTCTGCACTAGAATCGCCAAAAGTACCAATTAAAATATAATTATTAACGGAAAAACCTGAAATACCTGCGACTGAAATAGTGCTAGAACCAGAGGCGGAATCAGTGATCAATCTAGTTGTTTTTTGACTATCAATTAAACTAAGGTTACTGACTAAAATATTCGCATTTTTAACTTTTACATTGATCATATATTTTATTACCAAGAATTAATAGGTTTTTCTCCCGCTAAATATTCTGACTTTTTAAGCTGTGACCAAATAACATACATAGCTGGATTTAATAAAACTTCTCTATCCCAACCTCCATAAGTACATGCGTTTATTTCTTCGTTATTCGGTAAACGTTTTAAGAACTTAATAAGCGCAGGGACAACTTTATAACGCTCTATCCATAATCCACCCTGCGGTCTACCTCTATAATATCTGTGATAACATCTTGATTTATCCCAATCCTTGGGGCTTATCTCTTGACCGCTATAAGTATAACTGAAATATGGAGCAGGATTAACAGCACCATTAAAACCGTTGTTATAATCCAAAGTGTTAAAATTGCTGTCATCTAAAAATTTCAAGCCAAAATGTAAATGCGAACCGGTTGTATATTTTCCGGTGTTATCACAATAACCGATTAACTGTCCAGCCTGTATTTTATCACCTTCTTTACACTCAACAGATTTGAGATGATAATAAATTGTTTTATAATGATTAACCTTATCTGTTAAGGTGACAGAAATACCTCCGTCTCCGTTAGTTCCGGCAAACGTTACTACCCCGTAATGAGCGGCAAAACATTCTGTTCCTGTCGAGGCGCAAAAATCTACACCATTATGTCCCTTCATTCCCATTTTGGTATAGAAATCAACAAAATTAACTCCAAAAGGTTGCGTAACAATAACCTGTTTTAGAGGGAGGTATAATTTTATATTGCCCATATTATTACATCGTAAATAACCTTACCAATCAACATAAATAACCCGATATATGTTAAAACGCATAATGACCACACAAAAACAATTGTTCCGATACACGCTCTGTCTAAAAATTTATTGATTAGTGATGACATTTCATTGTTTAAAAACTTTTCTATCTTTATATTCTTGCGCTTTACCTGGATTGAAGTTCTCAACTGGAGTAAACCAACCTACAACCCCACTGTATACCGTACATTCTTGTCTTATTTGATCTATATGTTAAGTCATTATATTTATTGTCTCATAAATATTTTTTCGAGAGCATAAACTATCAATAACGAGCAGGCTACGCCGCCACCCCACACTACTAGATCTCGCACATACATAGGTGCATAACGTTTATCCATTTTATCTAATAATTGGTCTATTTTGTCTGTAACTACAGATAACGAATCTTTAAGTTCGCTATGTTCTTTAGCATTTTGCTCAGACATAGTTTTAAAAGTTACTTCCAATGTATTAATTTTAATTTCCTGATCTGCCATATTATCTGAGATAAGTTGTATTAATATATTTGGTAATATAATTCAATACGGCAAGTAATACTGGGACATATTGCCAGTCTAAATCCGCTATAACGGAGATGGCTAAAATTAGAAAGCCATTTAAGGTCTGCCAAAGGAAGGTGTGGAACTTTTTAGATTTGAAGAAATCTAATAGAAATTGTTTTAGTTTCATAAAATTATTATATTAATTAATATATTAAATCTGCACTATCCCATTAGTAACTTTTATATTAGTTATTCTATTGCCTACAT